GTTGAAGGACCACGACTGCAAGTCCGCCTCCGTGAGGTTCATATTGCACGACAAAACGCGGGCCTCGGTGGAGTAGAGTTCCAAGACGTACGTTGCCCAAAAACGGAAGTACAAGGTGTGAGCCGGTTGCGCCACGATTGGGTACATGGCGGGTTCCATGCCGTAGTTGAGGTCGTTGTCTCCGGGGTCAGGTTGTGCCACGGAGTAATTGGACAACGTAGGGAAGGCGGAGATGTCCGTGTCGGTGCCGTCTTCCTCTTTGATGGTGAACGAACCGAAGTCCGTACTAAACCCGGCCCAATATGCAATGCGCGGGGCTGGGTCTTTGACGGGTTGCCCGTCGCCTGTGATCAAGCGAAGGATAGGCGTTGAAGTGCCCGGCACCAAGCTCATGAGGTAGGGGGCGAACTTGGTCTTCACCTCGTTGATTCCGGTGGCAAACTCGTTGCCCGTGTCCGTCACCTCATATTCGCCATAGATGCGCGCCAAAGAGTCCTCCACGGTCTTTGTCACGAAGTCTTTGCCGCTTGAGTAGGTCCAGCGATATTGAGCCGCTTGTAAGTCCGTGGTTGGTTTGATGACAACGTCTTTGCCGTAGTCCACCTTCGAGGTCCAGTCTTTCGTGTCGCCGGAGGCCATATAGTCCTCGAACGTCTCAATGATGAAGTGACCGGGCTTGAGCTCGTCCGGGATGAACACAAGGTTGTAGAGTTTCTGCAAAGAGGTGAGATAGTCAAATTGCAGCATCTTCGGGGCGCTTGCCGCTACGTTCACCTCATATCCACCCAACGACGCTTCGGCCACGATTTCAAGTGAGGTGCGCTCGCCACCGCCGGCGAAGTAGTTGGTTCCTCCCACGCTCAGTGTGGAGCTTGTCGAATCGTTCTCGACCTCGACGTAGAGGACGTCACCGGCCACCAAAACCACGGCGCCACCTTCGGTGAGGGTGGTGAGTTGTCGGTTAATAACGCCGCCCTCATTGGCCCACGTTTGCTCGACGAGGTTGTAGTTGGCCCCTCCGCTAACTGGGTCGACCACCACGCGGACCTTGAATTGGCGGTTTCCCGGTGTGCCATTGGTCCTAACGGAGTAGGTCAAGTTCACGTTGTATAGGCCGCTTTCACCGACGGTGTATTTGTGCGTCGAGTTGTTCCAGTTGTTTCCTTGGTCGTAGCAGTTGTTCCCGTTGTCCACAAGGTCCACAATGGCGGTGGAGTTGGCCGAGATGGTTTGGTTGCTTGCGAGGGTTGTGCGGGCGTCCTCGTTGAAGTCGTCGTTTGATTCGACCACGGTTTGCCCGTTGGCGAACATGACGTATTGCTGCTCGAAGTCCGTTCCTTCGAGGTATGTGCTTTCGTAGGTCAACCCGGCCTCGCTGAATATCTTGTCGAGGATAACCTTGGCATTCATGAACAAGGTCAACTGGGGTAAGAGGATGGGGTTGTCTTCGGTGCCAAAGGTCTCCGCCGTCCAGTTCTGCCCGGTGTCGACGATGCCGTAGCGATAGTCGTCCGTTATCTCTGCCCAACCCAGCGCGACGTTGGCGTAGGTCAAGTCGTGGTCGTAGGAACTCAAGTTGAGGTCGGAGAGATACAACCCTTCGAGCTCGCTTTTGAAGTCCACCGCCCCACTAAAGAAAACCAACTCGACCTCGGGGTAGATTTCTTTGGTGAGGTAGACCGCCTTGATTTGCACGAACCCGTCCATGATGGGGTACGTGTCGGACAAGAGTTGAGCCGACAAGCGCACACGTAAGTCCAACCCTCCCACCTCCGTCACCTGATCGAGGTGGCCGAAGATGTCGACGTTGTTTTGCGTCAACGGAACCCGGAAGGACTGCGAGTAGCTCGCCAGCGGGTTGTTGATTTTCTCGACGTCGGAAAACTGGAACTTGAGATTGACGGGTGCGTTCTCGTAAAGCTCGACGTCCTTGTTGTTTATGACCAGTCTCAGCATCGGATGTCTTGAGCGATTTCAACTTGCAGGGACACGTTGTAGAACTGCGACCCGGCGGGCTGGATGGTGAGTGAATTGGTGAGGACCGTGACGGGCTTCCATACGTCCTCGTCCATGCGCCTAATTTGCACCATGCGGGACTTCATGAGAGAGTCCAAGAGGGCGCGTTCGTTCACGTCAAAGAAGTTCTCTTGAAGGGTATATTGCTCCTTCCCTGTTTTGGCGAAGGTGTCGTATTGTGCTCCCGCCGCGTCAAAGGAGAACGTAGCATCTCCATACGTGCCGATGGTCTTGCGAAAGGTCTTGCCCTCGACGCTGATTTGCTTGGGCGCTCGTGAATCGAATCGGAGGTACTCCCATCCGCCCTTTGTGTTGATCCATGCGACTTGCGTGGCCGTGTTCCGGCACCCTCTCGTGTCGTCAAAGACTACTCGGTAGGCGTTGCCGATTTGTGCTTGGTTTGGAGTATCATTTCGGTACAAGTAAAAGTCGATGTAGTCGGTCTCTTCCAAAGTGAAAGGAACGGAGAGATAGTTTGCCTCTTGGTTTGGACCTCCAATTGGGACTTGTAGGAGCATCTCGGTTACGTCCGTTCCGGTGTAGGCCGCCCCTACTGTGCCATTGTAAGAAGAACCGGTGTAAGGAACATAAGTTGCCCGCAAAATATACGTCCCTGTGCGTGCCTCTCCGATGTCGTCGCCGTCGATGAAGCTCACGACCATCTCCTCGTCACGTCGTGCGCGGCGTGTGATGACGTTGTTCACCACGGGCCGTTCAGTCAAGAACCCGACGTCGTTGCCCCATAGATAGTCGTTGAAACTTGGATGGAGGCCGTCCGCGATTTGCTGGGTGCCGTTGGTTACAATTACCGCCTCGGAGTCGTCCACGGAGCCCTCGGTGCCGGCGTCGTATCGCGCCACCTCAACAATGAACCGCTGCATGGTGAGTCCGTCCATTGCATCGGCAAGAGTCGCCGTCTTATGCACGACCGTACTTCCTGCCTTAAGCGGGTCTTCCAAGATGCTCTCGGCAATGGGTGAGAGGTCAAAGAAGGCCACCCCCTCGGTGTTGGGCGTAAGGTAGAATTTGGCTACCTGAACGGGCGTCCCAGCGGTGTACACGCTTGAACGTTTCACGATGACCACGAACCGGTCGGGCGTGGTGCCCGTGTCGTCGATTGAGAAGATTAGCGGCTGACCTGCTGGGCGGACGTCAAAACCGGGAAAATCAAAGATTCTTGCGGCCATTTTATTTCAGTTTCACGGTGATGTTTCCCGTCTTGAACGAGAGGGAGGAGAGGAGGTCTTTGACAAGGGCGTCGCCCATCTTGTCGGTGAATTGTGGCACGATGCTCTCAAGGGCCACGGAGTAGTATTTGAGGCCGTGGATTCCGTTTCTCTTGATGCTTCGCGCGATCATGAAGGCCGCGCTCTTGAGGCGGTCACCTCCACGCGGTCCAATGCGTTTGACGAACTTGCCGTCTTTGTCTCTTGGTCTCAAGCGCTTCACCTTCATCCACTCCATGATGGGTTCGAGAGGCGGTTGCTTGCTGCCAAAAGAGAAGGGGGCGTTGCGGTTCCGTCTGGTCCCGTTGACGCCCCAATGGATGAAGGCGGCGTAGGGGAGTGGCGAACCAAACTCCACCTTGCCGTCTCCTATTTTGTATTCGAGCGACTTCTGCAAGGAACGCGACGCGACACCATAGGACCGGTTCTTACCAATCTTACGGGAGCCGAGGGTGCGCTTGGCTGCAAGGTTTACCTCTTCGGCAAACTCCTTGAGTACCTTATCGAAGTCGTCCGTCTTCACTTCGCTTTGCCGAATACAATGGCGTTCACGATGCGGCGGAGGACGTCCACAATCTTGTCGTCTTCAGTCGATTCGGTGAGGCCGGTGATCGTGCCAGCGAGGGCGATTACGGCGAGGGCGATTTCTGCCCAGTGTTCTGTGAAAAATTCCATGTGTTATGGTGTTTTGATTTTGTCGTATGCCTTTTGGCAGTGGTCGGGGTCGATGTAGTCGAGCAGGTCGCGCAGCTTCTTACCCAAAGGAGAGAGCGTGCCACGTGCTGCATTGACGCCCAGCACCGCCGAGATGGTTTGATGTCCAAAGGGATAGCCGTTGGCTTTGGTCAGTGTAAAGTCCAAGAAAGAGGACGCCATGATAGAAGCCATCGCCGAGAGGTCGCGGAAGATGTCGTACACCCACGGCCACGGGCGCGGGTCTGTACCTACCCGGAGGAAGAACCCAAAGAAGGGACCGAGGAGGAACAGACAGAGGCCAGCGGCTACGAGAGGGAGGACGAGGAGGTACTTCATACGGGCTCTTCTGGGAACCATCCATTCTCGACCATGTAGTCATAGTCGCGGACGGTGGTGGTGGAGGGGACGATATTGCCGAACGGGAACTCGTGGTTGTTCAGGACGTATGAGGCGAGGTTGAATCGCTCCTGCTCGTTGAGTTCCGGGAAGAGAGAGACGAGCTTCTCGATGGTTGCCTGTGGGCTCACCGGGATCACGTAGTCAAGGTCTACTTGGAGGGCGTGCTGGATGCCGTCGGGGTGTGTGATGACACCGAAGACGGTGGCGTCCTTTTGGTATTCCTCTTGG